TTAGCTTACTAATTTTCTTTTGATATATTTCGGGTATGCTTTTTGCGGGTACAAATCGTCTTTTTTATGGTCTAGTACTACATATCTATCATTTACCCAATATATTGCATGTCTTCCATCTATAATTTTTATAAAGTTTTTACCTGATTCGAATACTTCTTTTACATTCAAATTTTTAAATTCTTCTTTTGTGACAAACATATTTTTCGCTCCTCTATTTATCTTCTTTGTTTTCTAGCGATCTTTGATACTCGTACAACTTAATTATTGTTCTGAATCTAGCATCTGATAAAGATGCTTTTCCATTCCTTAAATCTTGTACAGTTTGATATGGTAATCCGGAATTTTTAGCAATTTTATAGCCCGTTTCTTTTTCGAATAACTTTTCTATTGCTTCAATTATTTCTTTTATTGGTGTCATGTTTATCCCTCTTCCATAAATTGATAAGCAGTAACGTAGTAAACAGTGCAACAACACCTTTACTTATATCGTTCCCTAAAAATACGTTTATCCAAATAAGAATAATTAAAATAATGTAAATTGTTTTCATAGTATTTTAGTGTTAGAATTTATATATAGACAGCCCTTTCGGGCTTGTCTAGTTACTTATCGTCTTTTATCAATGTTTTGGCTACCGCAATTGCTGACACTGTATAAAAGGCGATTTCTGCTATAGTTTTAAAATTCTCTAACACTTTTTATCCTCCTCTCAACTGGTATACCTTATTATAACACGGTTAAGCGTGATTCTCAATACTTTTTGTAAACTTTTTTTGTTTTTTTGCATAAAAAATAACCGCATCATTAAAGATACGGTTATCTATATAACATAAAAAAATAGGCAAGTACCGAAGTACCTGCCAAAGATTCATCATATCCAATTATCAAACTGCACTAAACTTACCAAAACTACTTATTCTATTACCTGCCTTGTCTACCTCTCCTGTCGCGATATAACGACGTTGTCCACTATTAGCTATATAAGTAATCCATCTATACCCATTGATACAATAAGCACCGTCATATGTGATTGTTGCGTTGTTGGGTAATACCCCCGTAATTCTTGAATTAGTTGAATAGCCATCTCTTACGTTATTACCTTTAACATTAGCAACTGTGTAATTGCCTTGTTCTTTTTTATAAGGGACATTATTCTTATCGAGTGTATAACCTGCTGGCACTGGTGGATTTTTTTGATTTTTAGCTGATGTTTTAACATTACCAGCTACCAAACCACCTATAGGCTTACCATGAATCGCACCAGCTATTAATTTAGAATACAAGTCATAATTCTTCTTAATCCAATCCATATCTTTTTTATTAGTAATAAAACCTAATTCAGATAAACGATAATTGATATTTATTTCTGCTGATACATTAACGTTTAGTAAATCATTACGAGGTGTTACACCTCTTATTTGTCCTAAGTTATTTTTAATAACATCTTGTATACTTTTATCAATAGTATCTGCATTGAATTGACTTGAGATAATAACATGCCCACCACTTGCACTTTCTCCTGCTGCGTCTAAATGAATCTCTAGAACAATGTCATACCCCTGTGATTTAACCCAATATAAGCCATAATCTTTATTATTTCCTACATTAACACCGTAAGCAGTATCTTGATACATATCTTGTGATTGACTTGAGCCACCATATAATGCAACTTCGTGACCTGCATGTCTTAAATACTTAGCGATATTTGGTGTTATATATTTACGGATAAAATCACGTTCATTTGTTCCGTTTCCGACTGCTCCAGGATCGTTATAACCATGACCGGCTACAAGCATAATTTTTTTAGGTTTAATTACTGCTTGCTTTTTGGCAGTTGCTTGCTTAATAACGCTTTTAGCTTTATTCCCAACACTTACTTTATCTGGGAAATTTAATCTAATGAAATACATTGGGTCATCATAATAATGAACATGTCTTGTAACAGTTTCAGGACCCCAACCAGGTTGCGCAACGCCATTTGTCCAACCTTTACCATTCCAATTTTGCCCAAACGATGTGAAAGTATTTAGATTTGCACTTTCAACAATTTCAACATGTCCAGCTCCACCACCATACTTTGACGGGAAAACGACAATGTCCAACTTTTGCGGTAAAAAACTATCATAGTTTTTGATTATTTGCCCATATTTTTCAATCCTTGCTTTATTATCGAATGGAATATTATAAGCGTATAAACCTTGTAATCTTTCGCCTGTTGCCAACATAAAAAACATATTTGCGTAATCGTAACATTGAAATCCATACCACAAATCAGGATTGAACTGCTTCCCTAATGAATTATCAAACCATTTTTCTGCTTGGTTTTTTGTTATCAACATTGGTCAACACCTACCCTAAATCATTTGTGTCGTTCATATTCGTAGGTGTCATTACTTCTTTAATTGGTGCTTGTCCTGTTGCTTTTCTATACTTGTTTTCAGCTTTATATTTCTTTAGCTTTTGATTTGCCCATTTACCTTCTTGAGATGTTGGATTGTCTTTATACGTAGTATATAAAGCAACAACAGTAAGTATTATTGATGATATAGTCTCATCGTCTACTGGAATCGGGCTAATACCTTTGTTCGCTAAGAATTGATTTACTAATGCTAAAATTAATACAATATATCTCGCTATTACTTTTGCATCCATTTGCTCACTCCTTTTTTATCAAAATAAAAAGCCAGTGCCGAAGCACTGACCAAAAAGATTATTTACATTTACGACCATACAAATAACATGATAACCATCTTGCCCAACTCATTATGTCCACCTCCCTTAAGGTAATAACGCAGTAATTGATGCAGTAATGACTGCAATCATAACAATTGTTACAAGCGCCCATATGGCACCTACGAGCCATTTATTTTGGGCGAGTGTCTTTTCTTCGTTTTTTTGCGCAACATCTACTTGCGTTTGATATCTTTCTTCAATTCTGTTTAATATCTTTGTTTGCTCTAAATTCTCATCTACAACTTTATCTTGCTTATCTTTAAGTTCTTTATGAGATTCTCTTAGTTCATTATGATGTTGCTTATGTTCCTCTCTAAGTTCAAGCACATGATCAGCTGTTTCATTTGCTAGTATTTCAACATCATCCACACGTTCAACTAATTCAGAAAGCTCTTTTTTTATTTTCTGAATATCATCCAAAACTACACCTACTTTCTAAGAAAGCTATGAGCGTAATGCTCATAACTTAGTATAGTTACATTGTTTCACTATCAACTGATTTATCAGATGACAAGTCAGTTCTATCCACAACTTCTTTAACAACTTTCACGCTGTTTTGATTGCCTGTTAGTTGATACAAAAGATTTAAAGTTTCAGCAATCTTTTTAGCATTCTCCTCAGATTTAAAATCTTGCGCATAACTAGCTGAATCGGATGTTGTAAAACTGCCAACAAAATCTTGATACAAAACACGCTCTGTTCCCTCTTTGTCAATTTGTACTAAAATAAATCTCTCTGTTTTTTTGATAATTTCATTTGCCATATTAAATGACCTCCTTAAATTTTTTGTATAAAAATAGTGCCAAGGATTACTCTTCCTCAGCACTTTTGCTTTTTTCATTTTGTTCTTGTATATATGCTTTTAACATTGCATTTTCTTGTGTTAGTCTTGTGATTTCTTGCGATAAATAGTGAATTGTATATTGTGGATTGGCTTGTAAACCTTGATTGCTATCATCCATTTATTAATTCCTCCAGTTTTTCGATTTTTGATTGCTGGTTTTTAATAATAGGTATTAAATGAACCCAAAGTCTATCGTATGCGATACCTTCAATTTCTCCGTTGTCATCATAAATAACAAATTCATTAAACCCTAGTTCTTCAACCTCTTCCGCTATTAATCCGGTATGTCGACTAAGTTTAAATGTATCATCTGATAGTTTTTTGCCACTTTCCAATTCTTTTGCCATTATTTCCGATTCGTATTTGTCAAACCATGTTCGAATTGGAAGTTTTAAAATTTCTTTCGAATGATTGAACTGTTCATCTTCATTGATGTATTGGTTTTCGATTGAAATTTTATACTTTTTGGCAGAAGTAGCACGCCCAATTGTTCCTGCTGAAGTAATGTGTAAGTTAGCAGGTGCTGAATAAGTACGCTTATAAATAGAATTAGAGGCAACTCTATCCCCTGCATTATCAGAACCTACCGCCAATAAATCATAACTTTGAATGCTTACGTAGCTATTACCATCTCTTCGCTTAACTAAGTTGAATTTGCCCATACCTGATTCAATTGTGGTGTCTCCACCAGTAGCATAGTCACCATTAACAACTTGAACTAATCCTTTATTACTACGTTTAGAAAATCTTAATCCAGCACCGTATTTATAGTTTTCATCTGAACCAAACATAATATAACCGTCAGTTTCGTATGCACTATCAGCGTTTGATAATGTAAATGCGAAGCGGTTCAATCCAGGTTTATTTTTGGTATTTGGCGACAAGTATATCGGTGCTTCTCTACTTTCAATATTTGCTGAAGCGTATGAATCGATAATAATTCGATTGTAGTCAGATGTTAAAGCAACTACACCACCATAAGAATTGATCGTTATACCATTCATACCGCTATCACTGTAAGTTTTATCCCACCATTGAATAGTACCGGATGAACCACCGTCTTCGCCCTCTCCATCAATATATGTTGAAATACCAAAATGTGACATATAAAGTGAACCGCCTGCGGTATTATTTCTAAACCTTAGATGTCCATCTTTAAGACGTGTAAATATATCATCGGTTGATCGTTTCCCTTTCCAAGTTCTTTGTACAATACCGCCTAACTCAATAGAATCATTTTGAACTTGTACATAACGATTAGCATTTCCGCCCTTAATACCGATTCTATTTACATTGATGTCAAGACCTTCATTCGATAAATTCAAGCTATTTACAATGTCATTTTTACCAACTTTGTTATTGATATTATTTGCGACCACATTAAATTCTTTGTTCGCTGTAATATCTACTTTGTCGCCACTGATTTTTACACCATCTTTATCAATCGTATGTGAAGTAATCGCGCCATTTTCGTCATACCTTAAATAGATGCCTTTCATAGCATTTACGGTGATATCTGCTAACACTCTTGATAGTGTTCTTTTAGAAGCATTAAACTCATCTTTAGTAGCTCTCAAATTAATGTCATGACCGTTTTGCGCAATTTTAGTATCATATTGAGATAAAATTTGGTCTCGCTCTTTATTTGCTTTTTGAATTTGGCTATTTGTATAAGTGCTTGCTATCCTACGTGCATCCATTACTTGAGTATCTGCATATTGGTTCGCAATCCTTTGTGCTTCATCTGCTTTGTTTTCAGCATGTGATTTAGCTTCTTCGAACTTTCTACGAGCTTCTTCAATGGCTCTTTGCTCTTCTTCAGAAATTTTATTGTCAATATACGCGTTTGCTTCCTGTAATTTGAGTTCGTCTTGCGCTCTGACATATTCTCTTAATGATTCTTGAGCTTGTTCATTAGCTTGTTTAATACTTTCTTGTATTTCTGGGGTGTTCGCCACATCTCTTAATTTATCATCTGCATAGCTTTTAGCTTCTTCTATACCAGATTGATATTTCTGTATAGATACTGTGTCATTAATTTTATTCGCCAAAGTTTCTCTTTTAGCTTCTTCAGTTTCTAAACGTTTAACTAATCCAGAAATAGTTGTCTCATAGATTTTTTTAGATACTGTTTCTGTCAATCTGTCAGGCAATAGTTCGATTTGTGACGTTTGTTTTTTGATGTCATTTTTAATTGGTTCTAGCTTCTTATCAAGCGTTTGTGTTACTTCAGTTTTGTCAGCTTTAAGATTTATTTTGTCTTCAAAAGCACTTATCTTTGCTGAGTTTTCAATTACTTTATTATTAACATTTCCAAATACATCATCTTGATCACTTGAGTTCATTTTATGGCTAGTTGCCACATCGCCTTTTTCTAATTGGAAATCTTTTATCCATACTTTTCCTATTTCTGTCGAACTACCTAACCAGCCTGTATACCATGCTCCAGTACTAGCAACATCTAAGGTTAAAGTAATGCCATTATCTGCTAGTGAATAAGTAGGTGTAAATGTTATAGATTTTCTAGCCCACTCATCTTTTTTTAGTTTAATATTGCATTGATGATTATAATATCCGTCGTTTAACTGGTTAATTGTTACACCGTCAGTATCTGTTTTTATTGTAAAACTAAAAGTATACTTCTCGTTTTCTTGCCACTTATGATAGTTCAGTGTTCCGAAATTGATAGATTTCTTTTTGTTATAAGCAATGGCTTTATCATCGCCTGATGTTATTAAATCAGCTTTGTAATAGCTTGCTTCTTTAAAAACTGATGGTGATGAATATCGGTATAAATTGCCATTATCGTTAATCTCTTGAAGTTTCTTTTTTATAGCAATTTCTATACCATTTTCATAGTTTTTTATTTCTTTCTGCATTGATTCTATCTTTTTATCAATTGGTAACAATGTACCTTTTTGCTGAGCGATTAAAGCATCTCTCATCTTTTCCAAATCTTGCTTGTTTGGTATTTCGGCACTTAATTGCTTTTTACTAGAGTCCCAATGACCACCAATAATTTCGGCTACTTTATCCATTGCTTCATTAAATTTCTCATCTGTATACTGCGACTGTAATAATTTAAAACGATCATCAATCGAGATTTTCGCATTTTCAATAGCATTGTATAAAGCTTGTAACTTTTCACGATATTCCAAGAACAAAGCTTGGGTATCAACAAGTTTACCAATAGTTGCAGTTTCTTCTGTCATACTATCCAAATTCTCTTTTATTCTGTTGAAAACTTGCACAGTGTCATTTAATTTGTCATTAACTTCTTTTTTTAGGTCAGTATCAATTAAGTACTCTGATTCAATGACTTCTGACACTTCTCTCAATAACCTACTATGCTGAATCGTTAAATTAATAAATGTGTTTTTCAACTCGCTATATAATGCTTGTTCTCTACTAATTGCCCCAATATCTCCAGCTTTTTCAGGAGATGCTTTTATCCATTTTCCATTCCAATATCTGCGTAATACAGCTACTTCTGGGTTGCTTGTATCAAGCCAAAGCATATCATTTACAGGGTTTTCGGGTGGTGTGTCAGATTTAATTATTTTACGTTCAAAATATTGTAATTCTCCCTCTAATGTTTCAGCTACAATTGTGTTAATGTTTGAAATATTATCGGATAATTTTTGCCTTATTACATCTAAACGTTTATTAAATTCTTCTCGTAATTCTGATTCTTTGAACTCTTTTGAATGTCCAAAAGTGTATTTGCTATCATCCGAAATCATATTATATTCTTCGGCGATAACTTCTGCCTCAACATACAACGGAGGATTGAAGTCTCTGTTTTTAACTCTAACTGTATCGCCAATAGTTATAATTTCATGTGGATATGCATCTTCTAAATCAATTGAAGTAATTTCATATGACATAACTGCCGACTTACGTTTATTTAATTCTGTTCTTGCTAAAGAACGCAAACGATCCTCTGTCATATTTTGTGTATCTGTTTGAGGTTCATAGATTCCCCAAATATAACGAGTAGGTAAATTAAACTGTTCTTGCGCTTTGTCATCTGTTACAACTACTTCAGTTCGCACACCTTTTTCATTTTCAGGACCTATAGCAATCAAGGCTGTTTTAATCCCTGACATATCAATCTTTCTAGTTAATCCGATTAAATCCTTGCCGTATTCAATTTCTTTACCTTTAAACAAACTATTTTTCTTTCTTAATACTACATAACGCCCTTTAACAGTATTAGCACCTAATTCAATATAAAAATCTAATACCATTTTATAAGTTGTACAAAGTTGCTTTAGCACTTCATATCTAGTTTGATAGGAAGTCCATGAAGTAGTACGTAAGCCATCGTATTCGGTTTGTTCTGAAACTTGCCAACCCGTATCGTTTAAAACCTCTTTCAACGCTTCAGTAGTTGTTTTTTTCTCAAACTTTCCAGGTGTGAACGGTTTTGCCGTTGTTATGTCTGTTAAATATGAAGCTGTACACTCTACTTCAGTGTATCCGTCCAAAGTATCTTGCACCCAATCAATGATGAATTCACGCCATTGCTTATTTGAGTCTCTTATAATAATTCTATGTCGTTCTCTAAAATGTTCGGCACGACTGGATAAAATTAGTAAATCTAATGTTTCAGAATTATCATTAATGTTTCTTTTGTGCTCAGCTCTTATTAAAGCTGTATCGTCGTTTGAAAGGAAATCAATGATTTTGTCATCAAAATCTAAAACATGTATCAAGTTATAACCTCCTTTCTACAAATATCTATCTTGCCATTTCACTTTTGTATCAAATATATTTTCAGGTTGTATAATCAACTCTGAATATCCCGATGCAATGTTAAAGAAGTTGCTACCAAATGTTTTTTGTGACAGCATAGGTTCTTCGTTTATAACAACATTTTTTGTGTGCATGTCAATTTTAACTAAATCGCCTTTTTGAATTATCATTTCTTTAGCACCTTTTGGCTTCGGTAGAATCTCGGTATTAAATGAACCTAGCCCGTTCATCTCCATCCACTTATAACCATTATATTTAGCGCTATAAATCGAAATTGCACTAATTTTACGTTGATAGAATTTACCTCCATCAATCCACACTTTTTCGTTAACATCTAAAGGCTTCAATCTATCAGGGTCTTTTATATGGTCGAACTTCCATGTTTTTATATAAAAAGTGGTTCCGATTCTTTTCAACCTTATATAAACGACAATTCTATCTTTTTTATACAACAAAGGCTTGTTTTGATAATCATAAATTTTTAATGGGTCGCCATTTTGATTAAATAAAGTAACTACGATATGACCTATTTTTCTGTCATGGTATTTATTTTCATAACCAATAGCAGCTATTAGTTTGTTATCAGTATCATAGATATGTTGCGCTGTTCGTCCTGCTCCTTTATCTCTTTGCTCTACAATGCACTTATATGTGATTTGAAAGTCACTCACTGCTCTTGGAAGCCCTCGTTTCGTTCCAGCGCCTACCCAACCTTTTTCATTTGGGAAGTTAGTGGCTTTATAACTTTCTCCGGCATTAGATATTACAAAGTCGCCTCCGACTTTCCCACCTAGATATTTATCTGGAATATCACCAGTTTCCATCTTATTCCACCCTTTAAAATCCCTGAATTCAGTATGGAATATTTGAGGCATATAGTCTTTTGCTTCATTTGTGACTTCATCGTCTCCAACCATAAAATAATCTTCATCGTTTTTAGTAATCATAAAGTAACTACTTGGCTTGAGCGCTCGAGCTTCAACAATAATTGGTGTGTCAGCAGTCCCACTATTAACAACAGAAACTTGGTCAGATATGGCTGTGTTTACATTACGTGATTCATGGTATTTATATGGATCAGTAAGAACAACTTTTATTGTAAATTGTACAGGTGTAGTTAATTCTTTAGGTAAGTTTATTGGACCTTCAAAATAAGCATTCCAGTACCATTTTTTCGAACCAAATTGTAACTTAACAGATTGGCTATAATTAAAAAACTTCACTAGTTCATGTAAAATTTCATCATGATTTTTAACACCACCAGATGACAAATAATCATTACGCACACATAAAGGCAACTCAAAACTATATCCCTCTAATTTTCTACCTTTATAAACAGAGCCTGAACGCCCTTCAACGTTTTCTGTTTTTACTACATAATTAAAAGAGGGTATTTCAAACCCTCTTTTGATATATAACCACGGTAGTGTTTTGTTGTTTACTTTAATAGTATCTATCATTAAGTGACAACGCCCCCTTTCCTAAACCTTACTTTTACATTTTCTTTTCTTTCCCTTTTATCAATAGACGAGTTCACTTTTTTATCAAAATCATTTTCATTGATAATAGGTTGATAATCTTTGTTTGCAATAACATCATTAGATTGTGCAATTTGTAACAATATGCCTATTTGTTGCTGTTGTTGTTCAATCATTTTCAATAATAAGCTAGGATCATCAAACCCGTTTAAGTCTGATAATTGGCTAGGACGCTTATTTTTACTCGCTTTTTTCCCTCTTACTTCTGCTGCTGCATAATGCAACATCTTCATTGCATCATTTCTACGAGCTGGATCTGTTGGAATAATCCATTCTGGATGACCGTCTTCACCTAAGTTATACCAACCATCAAAAACTTTTCCACCTGTAGCATATGCGTAATCACCAGCACGTTTAAAACCACCCCAACCATATCGTCTAACAATGTACTGCATTGCTGAGATACCTTGATGTACTGGATTATTATAATTAGTGTACCCTCGTTTAGCGTTAGCTCTAAAAGTTGAGCCAATAATTTGGAATAATCCTCTAGACGGGTCTCCTCTTTGAGCATTAATGTCCCAATTATTCACTGCATTTGATTGATAGTTACTTTCGCGCTTTGCAACTCGCATCATCTGGTCATGAATCCACTTACCTTTATAACGTCCTCCTAAAATACTTTGCGCTTGTCGGATTACTCGACTGGCATAAGTTGCGCCACTTCCAGAAGTAGCACCGCCACCACCTATTGATAATCTTCCTTTTTTCTTAGCATTCCTTAAATCAGGTTCGGGGTCAAAATGTTGTCCGTTTCTCCTCATTTCAAAATGTAAGTGTGGTCCTGTACTAAATCCGGTATTACCAGTTAAACCAACAACATCGCCGGGCTTTACCATCGTGCCACTAGGTGGTGATTTGCTAAAGTTTTTCAAATGCGCAAACAGCATATCGATAACTCCACTAGTAATTTTTACATAGTTGCCATAACCACCAGACATAAATGGCATTCTTGTAAGTCTACCACCCATCGGCGTTCTAACTTCTTGATATACAAATGGAAAATCGACACCTTCATGAAATGGTCTTCCAGTTGCAGCGGTATATGCTGCGGTACGTCCATAATGATAGCTGATTTTGTCAGGATCTAATATTCCGCCGACTAAATCACCACCGGCCATAGCTTCTAAATTTTCTTTTATCCAATCAGTAGCACTTTTCTTAATCTTAGACCATGCAGCTTTTGTTATATCGCCTGCAATCCCCATACCTTTAGTTAAAGAACTGAAATCAATTCCAAAAGCTTCAAGTATATAATTTAAAAGTTTGCCTGGATTTTCCATAAAATCTAATACGTCGCCTACTTTATCGCCAAGCCATTTGGTACCTTTACCTATTTGATCTTTTGTCCAGTTAAATGCCGATGATGCACCAGATTTAATATCTTTCCACATAGTACCTAAACTAAATCTTGGAAGCGTTCCGTTTAACATTGAATAAGTTTGTGCACCGTTGTATACTTTTGAGCCTTTAGGTAAATAAGCGGTAGTATCTGTATTAGGTGTAATTACACGTTTACCATTAGGGAATTCAATCATTTCATTTCTGAAACCATTCGGACCATTTCCACGTCCTTTATCCCCAACCGTAGCGAACGTATCCCGCGCAATCTTACCATTCTTAACCAATCTTGTAGTAGTATGTGTGTGCTCTGTTCCAGTGTGTAACTTAGGTATCTTTTCCATTCCTAATTTACCACCAACCCAGTTTAAACCTTCAATCAATTTATTAAGCCCTTTTTTAATTGCGCTTACCATTCCACCGATATGACTTTTAATTTTGCTGATAATACTTTGTAAGCCGTCACGCATATTTGTAAAAATTCCACGCACTTTACTCCATAGACGACTTGCAATTCCAACCGTATTATCTTTAATGGAATTCCAAATATTTGCCATCCAATTTCTTAGATTACTAAAAATATCTTTTGTCGCATTCCACAAACTAGTGAATTTTGATTTGACGCCACTAAATAATGACTGCGCTTTTCCTATCGTATTCGTACGGATACTGCTCCATGTATTAGATAACCAATTTTTCATATTCGTGAAAATTGATTTAACACTATTAAATAAGAATCCAAAAATACTTTTTGTCGCATTCCAAATTGCTGATAAAGATTTACTGAATATACTTTTTATTACGTCCCAAATACCTGCTATTAATCCTTTTAGCAATCCGCCAAAGTACCTAACAACTCCAAGTATTTTGCCTACAAACCATAATTGAATTAAATTCCATATTAATTGAACGACTCCTTTAAGAATCATAACAATTGCGTCCCAAACTCCTCGCCAATCTCCAGTAAATAAACTTGAGAAGAACTTAATTAAACCTAGTATGATATTTAAAGCACCTTGTATTACACCTTTTATATTCTCCCAAGTACTGACAATCAAGGCTTTAACCGCCGGCCAAATAAATTGCATCACTTGCCAAATCGCGAACATAATTGGTTTAATTACAAAATTTAAGATGAATTCAAATATAGCTTTGATAAAATTGCATATATTCTGAAGTGCTTGAACAATAGAAATTCCATTCTCGTTAAAGAAACTATTGATTTGGCTCCAAATATCTTTAGCAAAATCAACTATTGCTGATATCGCTTGTTTAAAGATGTTTTTAACAGAATCAATGAAAGGTTGAATAAATTGAATAAAATTACTAAATGTTTGTTTAACACTATCAATTGCACCATTAACAAAATTTCTGAATGTTTCAGATTTCTTATAAGCAATTGTAAATGCAACTGCTAAACCAGCCAACACACCTAATACAATACCAATTGGACCAGTTAAAGCTGTGAAGACAGTACCTAATATAGGCACTTTAGTCGATAAAAAACTAATTAATCCACCAGCCTTTGCAATACCAGCTAATAGTGGGGCTAATACAGTTACTGCATTACCAATTGTGCTTATAAATGCACCTAACCCAAAAACTACAGGACCAATTGCAGCAGCAATACCACCGAAAATAACAATTGATCTTTTAGAACCATCACTTAAATTCGAAAACCAATCGACAGCGACTGATAGCTTTTTTATTAATTCTTCCATGACTGGAGCAAACGCACTTTCAATAGAAGCCCATACATCAGCACCTACTAATTTAAGTTTATTCATTGCTACTTTAAATCTTTCTGAACCACTTTCAGAATCTTTAAATGTTTGGTTTACAGTTCCTTGAGAATCTTCGATAGTTTTTAAAAATTCTTGATAACTAAAACGTCCACCTTTAATAGCATCAGCTAAATCTGGACCCGCTTTTGCTCCAAACGCTTCGATAGCTAAACTTGTTGCACTAGCAATATTTGGTGTCTTTTCAATTTCAGCTAATGTCTTCTTAAACTCTTCTCTTGGGTTTTTACCAGCTTTACCCCAGTTTGATATAGCTTTCTTCAAACCACTGAATGCTATTTCAGTATTAACACCTGACTTTTCCCATTGAGAGAATAAAGCAATTGATTCTTTCATCTCAAAGCCCATAGCTCTCATAGGAGCACCGTACTTAGTAATACTATCAGCTAAAGTGTCAACACTTATACCGCTAGCTTGAGCTGCTTTGGCTACCATATCCAAAACACTTTGATATTCATTTGCTTCAATACCTGCATCGCCCATTGCACGCGTAATTAACTGAACGGCTTGTACGCCGTCAGAACCTGTTATATGACTAAATTTTAAGAATGACTGTGTTGCATTTTCAAGTTCTTTACCGGTGAAACCTAATCTTGTATTAACTTCCCCTAAAACACCGCCTACAGTCTCAGCATCTGCCGGAAAATTGCCATAGACATCTTTAAATGAGTTCTGCAATTTTTTTAATTCACTGCCCGTTGCGCCTGTTGCTTGAGTAACAGTATCTAAACCTTTATCAACTTCCGCAAAAGCTTTTCCTGATGCTGCTGCAATACCTAAAACAGGTGCGGTAACACCAATCATCATACCTTTACCAATAGATTTTAAACCATCACCCATTTTTGTTAATTTAGGTCCCATACTTTCAAAAATTTTACTGGTTTTCCCCCAGCCACTTTCTGCCATTCTTTGAGCTTCAACTTGGGCTTTTTTGAACTCTTCAAACTCAGCCGATGTTTTTTGCAATTCTCTTTCTAAATAATTCAGCTCATTTGCTTGTTTGTTATATTCTTGCCGTAATTTTTGAGCTTCTGCACTGTTTTCACCCTGTTCTTGAGATACCTTGTCATATTGCTTGGCTAAATCATCAACATTTTTCTTATAACCTATGATAGTTCCGTCAAGTTCTTTAATCCTTTGTTTGTAACTATCAGTTGATTTTTCGGTATATTTGAAGTTGTTGCCGGTTAACTTTAAGTCAGAATTTAAAGTTTTAAAGTTTCGTTTGATTTCTGCAAATGATCTATTTAAATTTGCTGCATCCAAATCCAAACCTATAGATAAACCTTTTATTCTTTCTCCCATTTTTTACCTCCTTTCTAAAAAAGTTCAAAAAAATAACCCTAACCAAACGGTTAAGGTTAAAATGCATCAATTAAAGCCTCTGCTTTTTCTTCAGAAATGTCATTGTTTTTATTTTGATATATGGAAAGTACATAATGAAATGGCATTTTTAAAACTTCGTTAGCGTCTTTACCATTTTCAATTAAGTCCATCATGAGAGTATCCATATTTTTCAACATTGCTTTATATGTTAAATCTTCAGGCTTTATTTCATGTTCTGGATAAAATTTCTAGTTTCCTCAGTTTGCTGACCTTGAGTAATGAAAATTACTTGTTCACGAAGTGCATTCATTCCATCAGGTGCATGCATACGTTCTTTTAAGTCTTTAACTGTGAATTGGTTATCGTAAATTTTTACAACCATATCCATCAATCTGTCAGCGATTTCTCTTGGCTTCATTGTGCTATTTTCATCCTCAATATCATCGATTAAATCCATTGCTTCGTATACGATTTCAAATGAAATGAAGTGCGGTGTTAAGTAGGTTTGTAATTTAATTTCATTTGCCTTTGGGTCTTCTACTAATTGAATAATGTTACGTTTTAATTTTGCCATTTTATAATACTCTCCTTATTTTCAAATAAAATAGAGGGGTTGCCCCCTCTTATGCTTCTACATTGATTGTTATTGTATCGCTCATATTACCGACAGTTGCTTTAACCGTGGCAATACCTTGTGCTTCCGCAGTAACTTGACCATCACTATTGATTGATACAATATTCGTTTGATCTGTTGTGTATTTCAATAACTTACTTTGATTAGATGGCTCTACTACAACATTTAAATCGTATGTGTTGCCAACTTTAAGTGTTTTAATGCTTTCTGGTATATTAACCGACTTTATCGCAGTTTCCGATGAAGCCGGTTGCGTTACAAAGTTTCGCCGTTATCCTCTGTCACGTTTCCAGTATATTCTTCGCCTAAAATTTTCTTTAAGAAAGCCTCTTCACCTTTTTCACCGTTGCCATCATGATTTGTCATATTAGCTGAATCAAAGATATATTTACGTACTGACTTTTTATTATCAATTAAAGGGAAAAGTGCCTCACCTTCAACCTCTTCGCTTGAGAAATTCCAATCTTTCTCAGCCGTTTCACCGTCAATTTTAGGATTTGTAAACATAACTTTAGGTAATAACACTGTTCTAAATGTGCCATCTCGACGCTCTTGTCTAAACCAAATAGCTACATAGTTGTTTTGTTTACCTTGAGTTTCCTCATAAACACCGTCTTCATTGTACTTTTCATTGAATACAATTTCACGAATTTCTTTAGGGAAAGCATGCATTTGTAATGATATTTTACCTTCTCCGTCTGTATTCCCTGATTCGATTGGACCACCATCAGCATATGCTGTTTTTAAGTCTCCTCCAGTTTCAACACCAATTTTTTGTAATCCTCTTGTTTTAATAATATCACTGTATTTCAATTCTTCGCCTTCTTTTGTTAATTTAGCGAAACCTAAACCAGTAATGTTAAAATACGCTTTCGGCGCACTTGCATGTTTTACCATTTAATTTTCCTCCTCGTAAAAAATGCCCTCGTAGACACGAGTGCTTCTATATGTTTTGAATTCTTCTATATATTCAGGTTTTCCATTTGATACATTTCCCATTTTCAGTTCAGACCATAATAACTTTTGAATACGATTAGATATCTTATTTCTTATGATTCTCGCATTATACTTATTGTTAAACTTTACAAATACATCTATTTGTACAATGTAACTATATGCGCGCTCATCTCCGTCAGTATAAGTTGTAGGTATTGGGTCGTCTATATCGTCAATAACTATGAAAGGTACATCCGTATCTTTTACGTTTGGGTATTTATTGAACTTAATATTATTGATATTTACGTGCTCTCTAATAATTCTGTCTTGACTAATCACTTCATGAACTTTGTACAAAATATCAATCACAATTTTTTCAACTCCCTTTTTAGCGTCTCAAAATACTTATTTTGCCCTTGTCTTATTGCTCTATTAACGCCACCCATAGCTTTAGGTTTGATAAACTTACCCGTGCCTTTTTGAACATGACCATTTTCAATCAAATGTACGATTTTATAACGGTCTTTAGAACCTCGCCAATGAACAGTAATTGTCCGTTTTCCGTTTATCCATTCAGGTTTAGTAAAACTTACCTCATTAATTAATGCGCCCGTATCTTTTGATGGCTTTAGTTGATTTTTAACTTCTTCAACGATTACTTTAGCACCAGCAATTAATGCCCTATCTTGAATTTTCAACATCGCTTGAGTTCCGAAACGCTTTTCTAATTCTCTATCTAAAGACTTATCACCACTAACTTTTATACTCATGATATATACGCTCCACGAATCATAATAAAATCTTTGTTATCTAAGTCCGGAGATACCTGCTTAATGTTCAAGCGATTTGTAGCATACTTTGATTCAATTTCAAAATAATGCTCTTCATTAGGCAAATAATCGCCTTGTGGGTCACGAATGTATAACTTGACGTCGTTATGCGTTCCATTTGCAATAGCTTGCTCTAATTCGCGCAACCAAACACCATCAATGCTAGCCCAACAACTATATAAAAGTTTTTCTTCACTTTCTCCAGCTTCAGGACCATCATTTTCAATATACTTATAAAAGTGAACACGTGTCTTTAAACGCCGAGTTGTTATTCTGGGTTTCTTAAATACTTTCTTCACTTTCTGATACCTCCATGAGAGATAATGAAAAGTCTATTAAATCAGCTCTATAATTTTCATTGAAATGTTCTAATAAATCTTGATAAGCATACCTTGTGCGGTTCAATATCAATTCTTGACCTGTTAAGTCATCTAATTCAAATAAACCACATTGATTTTTTAAACGTGTGTATGACATTTCTAGCAATTGTTTTAAAAACTCGTCCTCTGAACTATGGTCAATTTTTTCAAGAGCTTTAAATTTGACGAGTAATTCATCAATCGTCATTATCTTCACCATTCAATAGCTCAATAATTTCACTTTTAACCATCGAACTAGATGCTTTTATTTGTAATGATTCGCATAGTTCCAATAGTTCTTGTTTTGTCAATTTTTCTAAAGGTACAATATAAACTTTGTCATACTTATTTTTAATTTGATTTGTTAATAATTCAACGCGTGGATTGCTGTATCCTTTAGCCGGATACAACTCCCCCACTTTGTATTTATGATAATTATGTTCTGAATCTTTAAATTCTCTAACAACTTTGAACTTTACCATCAGTTTTCACCTCCAAGAGTTTATAACGTTTCAGAGTCTTCATTTACCACTGATTTTTGAGCTTTTAAATCCAATTTCCAAACAGCAGCAACTTTATTATCTTTCGCTTTGCCGTAAGCAAATTGTTTTGCAGTGTATAAATCCATATCATCTAACGCAAGTGTTTCTTTAAATTTCTGAACATTAATACCACCAGCTAAATAACCATCATATAAACCTTTAACGTACGTTAAAACCTTACCTGCTTCTTGAACTGTAGACTCAATAACATTCAAATTAAATGGTAAAGCAGTAACATATACGCCATTTGCATTTAAATGTGTATACTGTGCTTGAACCTCAAAAGCATCGGACGGATTAACAACCATTGTTACATTACCTTTAACCGCTACTGATTTACCTTTCTCGTTAGTTGAGTGGTATTTAAACACTTGCGTCAATTCATTAACCGTAGCGCGCGGATTAGCGAATGTAAGCGTACCTTGTTCTTCTTTCTCTGGATAAGCACCATCAGTTACCGATACACCTTTTTGTACTTGACGGTTTAAGCCGATCGGTTGGTCTTTACCAGTACCTTTTAAGAACGCAGTTTCAAGCGCCACTGCAAATGCTTCTTCGATTTGAACACGAACAAATCTTTCAATCCACGCAGGACCAAAATCATTTAAATCTTTTGGTAAAACAACAAACGCTGTCAATTTATTTTGAATTGCTGTTTCTTCACTGAACGCAGCATCTAATTGACCTTTAATTTCACCATAGATTTTACCCCAAACGGCTACACCAGAAGTTTCGGATTTTAAGAACTTCAAACGCAAACCAGCATTTTTAATACCTAAGTCAGCTAATAATGGATGATTCGTTGTTAAATCTTCGAAGATTCTATCAATTGTTTCTTCTGGTAAAAGTTTTTCTTCTTTATATCCAACACTCTTATTGATATCCATAAAGAAGTTTCGTTGGTTTGCACTCAAAGATTGTGCTGATTTAGGCAAACTAGAAACTCTTTCAGCTTCTGCTTTTGCTTGTAATTTAGTTTCTTCAAATAGTTGGTTAATCATGTCACCGTACAATTCATTTTGTCTTTCTTGCGGTTCACCATTGTTTACTGCATTAATAAATTCGTTTTTCGCATTTGCGAATGTTTCAGATAAATTTATAGTCATTTTATGACCTCCTATTTTTTGTATTAAAAAAGGAATCTTGAAAATCCATTTGCTGATACTTTACTATCTGCAACATCGATTTCTGATTCCTTTTCTTTCATATTTATTTTTTCAATTACTTTATTTGCTATTGCGTCAATATCAATGTTAACCTCTGGTGTTTTACTTACTAAAGCTGTTACACGATTTAATACATCTTTCGATAACACTTGTGTATCGCTTGCTACAATTTGCATATTGTCGTTTTCAAACATTTTACTATCCGCAAAACCTTGTTCAATGGCTTCATCAGCATTTAGCCACGTTTCCTTAGCCATCATTTCTACAAGTTCTTGTTTGTTTTTACCAGCTCTAACCGCATATGCCTCAGCCATTATTTGACCAACATGTTCTAATGTTTCTGCAGCATGATTTAGATCTTTCACTTCTCCTTGCGCAATACTTGAAGGATTGTGAATCATCATTCTAGCAACTGGACTCATTTCGATGTGATCACCAGCCATTGCGATAAGCGATGCTGCACTTGCTGCTATTGCTGTAATGCGAATATTCACCTTACCTTTATGAGCTCTTAAGTGTGTATATATCTCTGAACCAGCTACTAAGTTACCACCGTTAGAGTTAATTACAACATCGACATCTTCATCACTCGACTCCAATGACATTAGGATCTCTTTAGGACATGTTGAATCCATACCAAGCATTTCATAAACCCATTTGTCTTCGTTAGAAACGATTACACCTTTAATCTCTACTTTCATCTTCTTCACCACCTTTCAAATCCTCCTCAATATTTTCTTTATCACTATTTTCATCACCGTTAGCCTTTTCATAGTTCTTCGTAATTAAATACTCATCTAACTCTGGGTTATCGGATGGTTCTTCACCCAGCATGATGCGTACTTCATTCCTTGTAAACGATCCAGAGCTCACAAGTTTGTCTATCGCTTCCGCATATTGAAGTGGGTCTTTTTTGTTCACACCGACAATTTCTATTCTCGTATCTTTTAAATACTTGTTTTGCGGTATAAGTTTTGCGTTTAATTCATTTTGAATCTTTTTTAACAAAGGAGCTAAACAGAATTTTTCAAATACTATTGTGTTCTTTTCTAAATCAGCTGTTTCTCCATAAATCAAACCAGGAGGTATACCAATCATCAATGCAACGTTTTTTATTGCATCTCTCATTAGTTCGCTTAATTCAGAAAAAGGCATGTTAGTATTTTTGCCACCGTTCGACAACTCTTGATAGTCAAACCCTTCTATCAAGGGAGCAATCCCAAGTTGATTTTTATTAAAAGTATTAAATAATCTATTTGTGAAAGCTTTTAATTTCTCTATATGTTTTTCATCATATGAGTTAGAATCTGACTTAAGAATTCCTCTAATTTGATAGTTTTTCAATTGAGCACCTATCATTCTACCGAATATTTGCCCATAATCTTCAAACAAACTTTCTACAAAGTGCGTCACTTTATTATTGTTGTACTTTAAATATATAACTTCTTGCATTGTAAACGTGCGTTGATAAGTAAAATCCTTAATCGTCACATCTTTGAATATATCGTCATACAAAGCATATTCTTCTCTGTAAAAGCTATCTGCAATAAGCAATTCTTTACTGTCACTAACTACAATTAATACTTCATTATCATAAATAAGTTTATATATCACTCGTTGCCAAAAACTATCACTTGATAAATCAGTATTGGGTTTTATATTCAACTTGTAGTAAACATCATTTTTTTGAATTCTATTACCTTCCAATACTTTAAAATGACTTTGTGCTACAGCTCGTGCGACAAATTCAATACAACTATCAATCGCTAACCGTTTCACATATGCTTGTTGCGATAAGTCTTCTATCATTTCCAAATCAAGCATATAAGAAATGTCTTTTCTGGTCTTAAATACCTTTTCTAGAATATTCATGTCTCACCTCCTCTGTTAAAAATCTATGCTCATCAACGCATCAAGAGCTTTAGATACATCTTTATCTACTATATCGTCCGCTCTATATAACGCATGCACAAAAGCCATGAAACCGTCAGTTTTTCGTCTTGTTTCATCTTTCTTAATATACTCCTTATTTCCATCTGATTTAATTTTTACGGCAACATTATTTGTAAACCAACGCATTAATGGATCATCTCCATAAATCACGTTATGTTTAGCAAACATTGTATCTATACGAGGGGCTAATAAGCCATGTATTGCTTTTGGGTTTCTTATAACATCTAATTCGATACCTGCCGCTTCAAATGCACGCCTTACAATGTCAGTTCTGTAGTTATCAGCTACAACTTTTTCAAGTCCGTATTTTTCTTTAGCTTTTAAAAACCAATCAACTATATATTCAATTTCAATAACATCATCATCGACAATGGTCAGTAATCCCATTTTTTCCCATTCTTTAATGGGCGGTTCTAATTTGACATCATCCAAAAACCCTTGTCTTACAAACGAATGTCCTAACCAAATGTAATCATCATTTTTTCGGAATAATAGCCCGACACTTGCAAAATCTCGGATATTTGCAAAGTCTAAACCACCTATACACATTTGATTATCTAAATTTGGTATCTCTCTATTTGTCGCTAGTATTTCTTTCCATGGTGCTATGACTTTTTCAAGGTCAACTTCAGGCAAATTCATTCGCTTAGTCATGAATTCGGGCTTATTTGAACGGTTAAATGGTAAATCGTTATACTCTTCTTCAATTGTACTTAGTAGCGTTTTAGCGTATTCTGACAACGGTTTATGTAACATTGGGTTCGCCTTTTCCCACATATTTCTGTCATCAACTTCTTTTGGATTATCTAACTTACAATAAAAAGGGAATAACCTACTATTTTTAACCTTGCCACTTAATACACTCGCAATTTTGTGCTTCATTGAATCGATATAACCATCTCTAACAAAGCCATCAGTGCTAATATAAAATGTTCGTCGGTTTTTCTTTTTACCTAGTCCACCACGTTTTACGTTTACCATTTCAGGACCAAAGAAATAATGAATTTCATCAAAAATAACACACCCCTCACGTCCACCATCTTTGGTTTTTGTGTTTGATGTGTTATAACGAATAACTGATTTAGTTGCACGGTTTATTATTTTTGTTTGACTAACTTCATAAGGAGCTTTTGGCGTTTTACCCGTCTTATTTCGTTTGTTTTCCATTAAAACGTTTCTGATTTCATCAAACGATGTTTTTGCTTGTTCTTCACTATTGGAAACAATAGAGATGTGATATTCTTTAACTCCATGTAGGGGCGTAGAAAGAAAATCACTAATTGCACTTATTAGACCGTTCTTCCCGCCTCCACGTCCCATGAAAATAGCAAATTCTGTAAAGAAAGCTTCATCTGTATTTTTATCTGTAAGAAATATATTAGCTATGATAAACCTTTGAAATGGTAATGTTGGAAAATACCATTTTTCAATAAATTTGATACAATCCTCGATTTTCTGTTCATCAAAATATACATCATCTCGTGAATATATATGCGTTTGTAGATAATTAAATAAATCAATTCTTTCTTTATTTAAAATTATCTTTCCTTGTTTCCACAAATTTATATATTCATCAACGTATTTATTACTAATCATAGGTAATCATCAGATGGTGTTTCTGTGTCTTCTTTCTCTTCGGGCAATAAATCCGATAATTGTTTAATTATTTTTTGATATGCAGCATCTCTAGCATTAAATAGTTTGGCTACTGGTCGTTCTCTTTCATATGGTGGCGCTTTTTCAGATTGAGTAAATAAATCATAGTCACCTTTTTCTTTTATGTCTTCCCACATGTAATCAAGCATTACACGTAGCCTTGCTGCTTGAATAATTAAACCATCAACTACTTTTAATTTATTGCTAGGTATGTCTTTATATAATACTTGCAGCCTTTCTTTTTCTTTAAGCACTAAGTTTTCATCAACTATAATCTCCATTTCATCACCTGCCTTAAAATGGTTATAAGAGGGGGGTTATACATGGATTTTTAAAATTATCGCGAAGTCGAGCCCCTCCCCGTTCCCCAAACGTTTTGGTCGCTTTTGATTTTTTTGACCCGGGGGTGTTTACCATTTTTCATCTTTCCATTTATTTTCTTTTTTTATAAATCTCTTTTCTTTTTTGTTGTGACATTTAATACACAGTGTTTCTAAATTGTTTAAGTCATGAGCAAACTCCGGATGATGTTCTAGCGATAATATATGATCTACATCCAACGACTTATGTTTGCTTTTGTCATATGTCGTTAACTTGCCGTCTCTCTTACATTGTTGGCATTCATAATTATCTCTTTCTAGTACTCTTTTTCTTGTTGTTTGCCATTCTTTAGACTTATAGAATCGTATACGTTCGTCTTTAGTCATCATAATGTTTCACCTTATATAACTTAAGTAGTATCAAGACGCATCTATACTTGATGTGTAGTAATGTATTTACAATTAGTTTGAACATGTTCATACCTCATAAATAAAAAGACACATCACATAGTAATGCGCCTCTTGTTCATGCGTCGTATTAGCATTTAATAACTTTAAATATTAATCTGATACTAACATAATAAACTGTTTTAATGCGGACTTACATAGGGTAAAAGTCCGCTACACATAACCAATATACTTTGCTAACTTATCGATCAGTGCATTCCTTCTACGTAATATACTTGTCTTACTTGTACCAAAGTAATGTGCTATATCTTCCCATTCATAACAACCAATAGGACAATCCCAATATCTAAACCTTAATAACTCAAGCGTATCCTCATCGCTCTCATCTATCAGCCTATCTACACCATTAACTATATTTCTTAATGTATTGTATCTGTTATCACTAAACTTCTTTATTGCACATCGTTCAATCGGATTACCTGGCAAATTACTTTTGCTGGCTCCTGCATTATCTGGTTCATGACTTTCAAGTAATTCATATTCTCGCATCTTCAACTCTCTTCGATAGTTATCGATGTGCTGAATGTATTCTTCAAGCTTTTTGATATCATGTTTCTCAATCTTTATCATTCAATGCAATACCTCCGATAATATAAATTACTTTTTAATATCGTTATTCATTCGCTTCAATTCAATCCTGTATTCTTCTAACCCGTTGTACCCTTTAGTTTTAACTACTTCATCAAGTAGATAATCATTCATATATCTGAGTGCTTGTATCTCTCTTGCACGATCACTATTAATACTAATACAAACTAATAGCAATATAGCAAATACAATAGTTGTAGCAATCCACATCACTCACTTACCTCCGCCCGAAAGACATAATCACTCGGCGCCTCTACATCATCATTAGCCGTCATCATAATATATACTTGCTCAGTTACATGCTTACCTAGCTCATACATTGCTAGTAAGAATAATAGTCTTAATATTTGTTTAATCATTGTTTATCTACCTTCTTTACTTCATATAAGACTGGATATAAATTTAAAAAGTGTATTCTATATCCAATCGTCTTAACTTCTACTTTGTCGCCTACTTTTAACCTAGCTTGTATGTCTGCGCTATCAAATTTCTTTTTGAATAGTAAGTCTGAGTTTTCAATGACTTGTTTGTTGTCTAATACAATATAGAACTTGTCTTCTTTATCTTGTCTCTTGTTATATTTATCTGTAATAGTTCCTTGATGTACTTCTTTGTGTTGGTAACTAGCCACTGTATAGATAGGTAATGTGATAACAAGTAGCGATGCGAATATACCGAATAATGACAGTATTCCAACAATAAAGATATCGGACCCATCCATATTTTTAAGTTTTTTAATCATCGTTTACCTCCTTAATAAATGTAAATGATTCAATCTCATCTCTTTTAACCCACACTTCATTGTTGAACACATCTTTGACCGGAAGAAAATCCTCAATCACTAGCTTCATAACAAGATTAATATAATCACCAGAAGCTAGATCTGTTGTTGTGTAATAAACTCTATCTGAAATAGTTTTAATTTTAACCTCCGTCATTTCTCACACTCCCTTATATTTTGAAACAACTGACCCACTTTAATAATTGCATCTCTTTTAACATGTGCCTCGTACTTCTCTTTCGCTTCTTCTTTACTCTCTGCCTCAACAACTGTAAACCTTTGGTTATTCTTAGCTCGAGTTATGTGTGTATGTTTACGTCCTGTTGAATCTTTGAATGTTGTGACTAAGTATTGTGTCATTCCTCATAGCTCCCTTGAACTTGTTTGAGCTTACTCATAAAAAACATTACTAAAAATGCTATTAAGATATGCGTCTTTTGATGTTTATAAGCAAATGTAGATATCATAAAGATAGTAGCAAGCATTAACATTTCATATATGTTTGTGTGTATAGTCTTTTTACTCTTAAGAAAAATAATTGCTATGCGATAAAAGAGATAAACGCCAAACCCTATTAAAAATATTTCTAACATGTCGCTCACTTCCCCAAAACCTCCTTGACTCGATCTAATATGTCTTTACACGTATCCTTTTCCTGCGTCTGCTGTTCCATCTTGTCTTTCGTGGTTCCTTTTCATTTTCTTTTTGTATGCGTCAATGAGTTGGTCGATAGAATATAAGTTGTAAGCTATGTCTATCACTATAACAATTGCTTGTTGGTCGGGATAAAATTCTTTGAATATTATCTGTGGTGTACTAACAACTGCGTCTTGAGCAAATTCTTTATCTTTAAAATTAAACATTTTGTGAAATTCTGTATCTTTAAAACTTGATTCAATCGCTTCTTTTATCTCTTCTGATGACACTCCTACTTGATTCGCAATACTCAATCCAAACGCCAACATGTCAGCTAATTCATCAAGTTGTACGTCTAACGGCTTACCTGGTTTCTTCTTCCAGTTCTTAAACGTTTCCAATGTATTAAACCATTCAAAGAATTCAACTACATATGCTATTTTGCTATCTCGTAAGTTCAGCGTTGGTATTCTATCGTCGAACTCCTTTTGTATTTGTAATAACTCTTGTAATTGATCAATTGTTAATGTGTTATTCATTATTCTTCACTCTCCTCATATTTATAGACCACTTGACCCGTCATAATCCCTACTGCTTCATCAAGTTCAATACCTTCTTTAACTGAATGTTGAATAGCATTTGTCATTCCCTCAATTATGTCATCAAACGCTTGCGCTTTCTTATACACGTCCTCAATCTCTTTTAGCAATCCCTCTGTGTCATTGCCGTTATACGCACTAGCACTTATAACTGATTGTTCGATTTGTTCGCGATTATTCATTATTAAACAACTCCTTAAATCTCTCTTCGCTAATCTCAACGTCTACTAAGTTGCATATTTCAAACCATTCACTCGGTTTGAAGTTTCGGTTTTCCTCTCCGGATACTTCTTTTAAAAGATCGCTATGACATTTTTCTCTTATCAGAAAAAATTCTTTAGCTTCCTTTTTGTCTGGTTTACTTCCATCTTTATTCACATATAGTATTGCCTCATCTGGTTCTTGGCACCACGCATCAAGTAAACCAATGTATAAACCTACCTTGTCTTTATTCTCAAATGCTAATGCTGGGTATGTTTTAGTCGTTTCCATAAAAATTTTATTGTTTAATTCCATTCCAAATTTAACTCTTTCATCATCTTTGCCAAATTCGTTTATTAAATCTGTTTCAACGCTCTTGCAATACCTATCCCATGCGCTTGCTTTCTTCTCCAGCTCTTTGTTGCGTTTTTCTAGTTTATCGATATTTTCAGAAAGTTTTTTGTTTTCTTCTCTATAGTAAAACGCCTTAGTTCTAAAATGATGTATTGCACTTTCGTCGTCAGTAATAGAGTCTACTCTCTCTACTCCGTATTTTTTAAAGTAACTTAACAATTCCTCTCTAGTAGGTCGTGTCATTGTATCCCCTCCGAAATATTTAATAATCTTCTGGCATAACTATATGCGCCATCACTATTTAATCCGTTGCCAAAGCATCTATACATGTATTCATAATCCTTTTTTGTTAAACGTTTACCAATATAAAGTTCGAAACCTGTTTGTAAAAAAACCTGTGTTCTTTTAGGAGATATATTTTCAATACAACATCTGCTAACCCAATGAATAAATTTAACAACTAAATCTAATTTGTTAGCGCAATCTTTTAGTGAAAAGAAAATATTTGATTCTCTATCGAGGATAAGCTCTTTATTTTCATTGATAAAACTGTATTTAAAGCAATTCATCATTTCGAACACTTCATAAATCAGATTATCTATCTCATCAAATGCTTTTGCTCTTTTCTTAACCTCCGTCATATCCCCAATAAGCTCATCTCGTTGCTTCTTGTACTCATCACGTTGTTTTCTCATCTTCTTCAACCTAGCTTCCATCACACCTAGTTGAAATCCTGTATCGTAGTTCATTCTGTTACCTCTAATAAATGAGATGATTCAAATATGTTGCCTTTAACCTCACAGTCATATCTAAGGAAGGATTTTTTGTCTATATACTCAAAGTAATCATTTTCAGAGACTGCGCCCTCAAACATAAAATCTTTTAATTGAATGCCATTTACAATATCAATAGATATCACTGCTCTATTAATTGTTCCTACTATAGATTCATCGTCGCCTGCTATTGCTAATACTTCATCTTCAAACTCAATAATATCGCCGTCATATATTTTGGTGTTGTTTTTGTCTTTAAGTCCTGTGTATTGCAGTAGTTTTATATCATCATCAAAATTAATTCCATGAACATCTAACATTGTTTTTTCATCTTTATCCCACGCTCTAAATTTCGGCATCATTCTGTTACCTCCGTCTTTATAAAAACTAGCCAATGTGTTTTAGCTCTCTTATTTCCAAATAAGGGCAATTGATTAAAACATTTCAAAATTTGGCTAAGCTTTATTTGTTCTTCATTCCATTTAAATATTAGTGTTCCATTGGGTTTTAAAACTCTCATACATTCGTTAAAACCTTGTTTAATATCTTCTGGCCAAGTTTCATTCAAACGCCCATACTTTTGAACTAGCCAACTTTTATCTCCACCTGTTTTTAAGTGTGGCGGATCAAATACAACTAGATGAAATGTATTATCATCAAATGGCATATCTCTGAAATCGGCCACAACATCAGGGCTTACTAATAAGTTTCTTCCGTCACTCAATTTTGTATCTAATGTTCTGTTATCCATGAACACTACATCTTGATTTTCTTTATCAAACCAAAACATCTTACTACCACAACACGCGTCTAATATTTTAGCCGTCATTCTACCAACTCCCCATCTTTCCAAATGAGTGTCATCGTCATATCATCGTTTAAGATATAGAATGCTTTGGTAGGAAAAATGTTGTCGTCTTCAAAACGTTCGTTCAAACTGATACCTTTGTGTAATGCGGATTTATAGACTCCTTCTTGAATCTCATATACTTCAAACAACCTATCAAACTTAGTCTCTTCAGTGATTTCCTCTTCAACTTCGACTATGAAAGGAGTATCAATCGGCACCAAACCTGATGTCATACACTTATTTGTATTTGAATCAAAACGAACGACTCCATTACCGTAATTCTTTGTAAAAAAAATTTTTCCTTTTGATAGCTCCGGATTTTCTCGCGCCCATTTAATTAATTCATCTAATCGCATTTCTTTTTTAACTTTGATTTTCATCATTTCCATCTCCTCAAAATAAAGTTAGTTGCTTCTGTTCCTCACATTCCAAACCATGTTGCTTTATATATGTTTCAAACTCTTCCGCTGTATCAAATGTCTTTTTCACACCTTGCCAACCTGGCACGATATGCCCGTGAAAGTAATAAGTGTCATTTACCACATGGATATGTGCCACTCGCTCGTTATCCTGATACAGATATCTCTTAGAGCCGAAAAATTGGTTTAAGTATTCTTTGCGTGCGCTACCTGTCATGGTCTACTTCTTAACTTTCACGAATATGTCGTTTTCCATCAGGTAGCACGCATAACGTCCTCTTGGATGTTTCTGAGGAACATTAAATAAATGTGGCTTCTTTCTTCTTAGCTCAGCCTCTTTCTTTCGCTCTCTTTCCAATTTGCGTTCGAGTCTAGCTTGTTTAACCTTTTCCATTTGTTTCATTTCTCTATATTCTTTTAGGTGCATACCATAGGGCGCATCTAAAGCTTCTGAAAACTCCCAACGACCTCTTACACGTTTAGAAACAATTCCAGCGTTTATCCCTCGCTTTGCCATTAATTCTTTTTCAAAATTATTAAATTTATATGGTTTGTTATTAATGATTACAACACTGCCCATTTATTCCACCTCTATATTTACGTTTCTAATTTTCAAATTGTCATACTTTAGTAATTCATCCGGATTGTTATATAAGTAATCTGCCAATGTTTCTTTTTCGTTATCCACATCATCGAAATGCTGATATTCAACTTCTGTAGGTATTCTTATATCAATCATCGCGTTTATATATGCTTGTTGTTGCATTAAATCACTTCGTTTCTCTTTTGCGTTCTCGTCTTGCTTTAATTAATTCCTCGTACGTAATCCATGCTTTACCTGTATACTTAGGTGCTTTACATATCCAATTTAGCTTTATGTTTCTGTATTTATGTCTGAAAATCTTAGCTTTAAGCTTTGCTACTTCGGTTGGCATTCCTTTAATGTCGATAACTTCAATCAGTTTGCCATCGAGATATAACGCAAAGTCTGCAATGTATTCAATCTTTCGTTGTTTATCTAATTTTGGTAATAATTCAAATTTCGGTTGTATTTCGATATGATCATAATTAGTGCCATTCATATTACTTTCTAAATATTGGTAATATTCACACTCTACTTTGCTATCAAATACAATTCCTTTGTGCTCAACTTTCTTAGCGTTGTATTTACTCATCGTCCACCTCTAAATATCAAATATCGTCGCTTGTAACCCTAGCTGATGCTCATATAGAAGTCCGTGAGCGCCTTTGAAGCGTTTTAGGTCGCTATCAGTCATGATTTTCTTTTCGTCACTGAAATGGCCTCCTGTGAGCGAATAGACTTCATTTTCGTTATCTTTATACTTAATGACTTTAATAACTTCTGTGCCATCTTCTCGGTATAAGTAATATTTTTCTTTCGGCATTTTTTAACACTCCTTAATATTCGACGATAGCGGGGCGTGTATGGCGTTCTGCAAGTTTTTGGATAAATAGGTCGTATAACTTGTTTTCGTCTCCCTGTGCCTCGTCTATGAGTTTCTGAGCGTACATATCTGAACACTCAAGTTTTATTTTTAAAAATTCTTTGGTCACCATGCGTCTCGCTCCCTGAAATCGTCTCCGATTACCCTTACTTTTCTTGCGTTATGTTTCATTCTCGAATTGATTCGTTGCCAGTTCATATTTTGATTTAGTTCTTTATCACTAAAGTTAGTTGTAAAGATGTTGTTTTTACCTACTCTGTTATCGACAATGCTGAAAAGTTTATTTAAAGTGTGTTCTGTGTTTTCTACACCCATATCATCTAGTACAAGTAAATCAATATCACTAAGTAATTTGACTAGTTCGTCTGTAGTCTCTACTGCATTTTTGTTGTATGTCGCTTTGATACGATCCATCAACATTGGTATGTGCATAAAAGCAACCGTATACCCTTTAGTTTTAACTGCTTTTGCGATAGCGTATGCTAAGTGGCTTTTACCAGTTCCGTATGAACCTTGTAGTATTAATGATTTCGGTTCTTTTGTAGAGAAGCCTTGAACGTACTCTATTGCTGTTTGTTTAGCTTGTACTTGTTTTTCATTCTGTGGCTTATAGTTGTTGACTGTTGCATCTCTTAAAGACGGATTAACGTTTGATTGATTGAATATGTTGTTTATCTTCCGTTGCTTGTTTCGCTTATACTCCTCATAGATTTCACATTTGCAACCGTCTTTATACTCGTAACCATTCGGGTGTTTTTTAGTAGGAGCGAACTTATATAGGTCGTATTCACTTCCACATTTCTCACATTTCAATCCTTTTTCGACATGAGTAGGTTGATATTTTTTCAAGCTTTCGTTTATCTTTTCGCTGAATAGTGGTTTCATAATATCCCCCTAATCCCAATAACTTTCGTCGTACTTCATACGTTCCAATTGATCTATGCCAGTTTCTTTAACCTCTTCGCTATAATCATTCATATAGCTTTCGTTAGTTAAAAACGTTTTGGGGTACTTTTGATATTGTTTGTCTGTAATAGTTTTTAAATACTCTCGAGTGCCTTGCATGATTTGTTCAAAAGAATGTTTCTTTAAGCATGATTTGAATTTAGTAAAAGACATCTTCTTATCTTTCTTCTTGTCGTAAAGTTTCCACCATTCCTCAAATTGCTCATGCGTAACGTCAGTTGCGCTATTATTTGAACTTAAGTTCTTATCTATATCTTTTTCTTTATCTCTTTCTAATTCTTTATCTAATTCTTTATCTTCTTCTGTTGCGTGACTGTCACGTGACGTCACGTGACCATTTAGCAATTTTCTGTTGTTTTCTCGTTGCTTTTGTTTCCTCAACCTGTTCTGCGCCCTGATTTTCTCGAGTCCTTCGATGTTTTGGTGCTTTTCCCAATTTGTCACTTTTATGACACCATTAACTTTTTCAATCATGCCCAATGTCTCAAAAGTTTGTATTGCTAACCTTATTGAGTTGATAGGTCGACTAAACTCATTCGCTAACATTTCTTCGTTATACGGCAAGTTTTCAGATAACATAATGTAACCTTGTTCGTTGTACTTTCCTGATAAAGTTAGCAACTTAACCCAAATAGTTATGATCGTATCTCTTTCGGGTAAAGCTTCGATATATTTGATTTTGCTGTCATCAAACATGCCAACTTTAAGTTTTATCCACGATACTTCTCCCATTGTTTTCTCCTTTCAGCATTTTGTTGAGCCTCTCATCAACTTTTATCCATGAGTCACGCAAGTGATATTTATCATCAAACGACTTAACGCCCATCGCATGTTGCTCGTTGTGATGTTCGCGACATAACGCTAATACATGTTTGTCGTAGTGGTTCATCTTGTTTCTGTTCATGCCTCTACCTACTGCCTCATAATGTGCCAAATCAGCGTGAGGCTTTCCGCAAATTACACAGTTGCGGTTGATAGTTGACCAGTATAAGAATGATTTATCTTGTTTCAGTAGGTCGCTTGTTTTGTAGCTAAGCGGTATATCATTGTGAAATATCCAATCAAGTGTTACTTCAATAATTTGATTCGCTTGCATACGTGTGCAGTCACTTAACGAAATACTCTTGTCGTAGCCGTACAGAACCGTTACATATTCTTGGAACAAATACCTCATATAGTCACGCGGTTGCCCTGTGTGGCTCTCTATGTCGTTACATAGTGCAAATATTTTTCTTCGTTGCTTGTCTGTTATTTTGAACGGGTCTTCGATTCGTAAATCACATTCGACTTCGTAGCCGTTATCTAGTAATAACGTTTCTTTGTCTCCTAGCTCGGCACCCTCGATAACGACCGTTGTTGTGCCGTCATCTTGAGTGATATAATTTTTGATTTGAGCCATTTAATCACGTCCTAGAACGGTAAATCATCATCAGTAATGTCTATTGGACCATTAGCATTAGCGAACGGATTATTTTGTTGTCTATTCTGTGGTGCGTTATATGAATTGTTTTGTTGTTGGTTGTTACTCTTCGGTTCTAAGAATTGAACACTGTCCGCTACTACTTCTGTAACAAACACACGTTGTCCGTCTTTGTTTTCGTAGTTACGTGTTTGTAGTCGTCCGTCTACACCAGCCAGCGATCCTTTAGAAAGGTAGTTTTTAACGTTTTCAGCTTGTTTTTTGAACACTACTACGTTTATAAAGTCTGCTTCACGCTCGCCTTGAGCATTCGTGAATGTTCTGTTTACTGCTAATGTGAATGTTCCTACATTTACGCCATTTGGCGTGCTTCTTAATTCTGGGTCTTTTGTTAAGCGTCCTACTAATACTGTTCTGTTTAACATTATTGTTTCTCCTCACTATCCAATTGTTTTAATCCCGCATCTAATTTTTGGTGTGCTTCTGCGATTTGTTTTTGACTTAATTTATTAATGTTAGATATTTTTAGCCATCTCATAGTTTTGTCGATAGTTGCATCTCGCCCTTTTTCTTGAGATAAGTTCACAAACTGATTGATACGCTCCTCTAGTTCTGTAATATCATTGTCACTTGCACTTGGAAGTTCCTCGCCGTTGTAGATATATAAACCTAAACCGTGTAAAGCCGAAGCTTTAACGAAACATCGTTTTTGTGCTTTATTGATATCAAAAGTTGTTGCACTACCTTTAGCAAGCGATTTATTTCTAAAATCCAATACTGGTAGCCATTCAGTCTCTGTACTACCTTTCACAGTCACAGATACCTGTACAAAATAGCCCTCTGGTGTAGCCAAATAAGGTACAAAATAATTTTCTGTGTTAATATCTGGATGTGGAAACTCGTGCACTCTTACTGTGTAGTTTGGGTCAATCTTTTTCAGCTCTTGATGTGCATATGACCATGCTAGATAAGTTAATCCATTTTTTTGTTCTGTATGATCATTCACATTTTTACTGTTTAACTGTTCGAATAATGTTTGTTCAGTCATGTTCTACCTCCTCATATTCAATTGTTTCTGTCACTGTTTTCTTAATTACTTTGTGCTTAGACATATCGATAACAGTTTTGTCTAGTCCGTCGAATTCCCTCGCGTCTCTTCTATCGGTTGAATATTTTATTGTGTCGTAAACTTCTGTTGGGCGATTTGTGATATATAAATCTTCGCCTTTGCGTTTAATTAAATACGTTACGGTCTTCTTCATTTATTAACGCCTCCCCTGCAATGACACGTTTCATTTGCTCGTATACTTCTTGGACTTCTTCGTTGGAACAGTTAGTACTAATGTATAAATGACTAGCACCTACTTCGTAACGATTATCAATATGGAACAAATAAACTGTAATTATTCCACTTTTACGTCTTGCAAATTGGCACTCAACTTTTACATCAGAATGCAAAATCAGTTCATTTAATTCGTTAGCTATTCTTAATAGTTTATGGTTCATATTTGCCTCCTACCATTTCATGACTAAGTTAATTAATCTGTCTTGTTCGTCTGTGTTAAATTCAATCCATTCATAAATTGTTTGTTTTAAAATATCTAACGCTGTGTATAAATCGTTCTCGTCAGAAACTATTATTCCGTCAATCGAATTATCTTCGTGGTCTAAAACAACTATCTCGACGCTAAAATTATGTCTCTTAACTCTTAATTGAAAATCAAACCCATCTACATTAATTATTTTTCGACATACGTCACCCGTTTTGTAATACATTGTTTTAGCCCTCCTTGTTGTTATCTATAGTAAGAAATTTTTGTAGTTTACGTTTTTGAATGGCGTTAATGACATCGTCGAAATTAGTAGCATTATCCAATAATTCAGCAAGATTAAAAGCATTGCCAAGCGCAGAACTTGAACTTTTTATGAAATCTCCGTCGCTAACTCCTATTGCTGAGAAAAACAAAATATCAAATTTACTTTCTCTCTTAATTTCTTTCGCTAAATCATACAGTTCTGAGGTTTTTTCACCTAATAAACCCCTTAATTCGTCCTGAGTCATGTCTTTATAGTTTTTAGTCATAGTTGACTTCCTCCTTGTTTAGTTTTATATTGAACGTAAGTTTATATTTCTAATTACTTTTCTGTTACCTGTTGGCGCATGTAACAGAATTTTTTATTTTTTATAAAAGCATTCTTTAAAAAATTGGAATGTTGCGATACTTGCGAATCCTGCAATTGACCACGCTGTAGTGAAGTATAGAAACGGCATAAGTACAATCGCTAAGACCGTAAAGCATAGTACTGCTAATAGGTAGCTTTTATAAATATTGCTCATTTGATAATCCTCCTATAATTCGTATTCATTAATCATTAAATTGGTACCGATAAATTGAATAGCTTTGTCAATTTTTATATAACGCTTTTGTCCTCGACCAAATCTGTACATGCATTCTTTTTGAAACTCTTTGTTCGAGTAAACTTTTTTCTCTAGATCATCTTTTGAAATGCCACTTATTTTTACAAACGCATTTGCGTCTGCATATCCGATGTATTCCATATTCAACCCCTCCTATATTTCGTTTTCAAATTTCATTTCAATTTGCTTGATTCTGTATAAAGTAGCTTGTGACGGGAACCAATTAGCAATCATTTCAATTACATCGTCGAAATGTTTTTGTCTTACGTTCGTTCTTGAACTCGCGCCAGTCATCTTTTTCACTTCTGAATTAATATCCCTGAATAATTCGCTACGTTGTTTTTGGTTTGTTATCGCATGTAGCCTTTGGATATGTGCAACTCTTTGATTAATAGTTCTAGTTAAGAAATTGTAATCTCCCGCATCCAGTTTTTGATTTTCTTTCAAATCAACAACATCATCTTTCACGTTTTTAATTTCTTGTTTAGTTTCTTCTGTAGCTTCAAACATTAATCTCAATGCTTGCATTGGGTCGCTAGGTACTTGGTACGCACCAGTTCTTCTTAAAGTTGGTAAAACTTCCGATGTTACCCAGCGTTTGAATTTCCTAGCGGTTTCTCTAATGTTTTCGTTTTTACTTTGTTTAGAAGCGTCAAAGATTAAACTGTATAATCCAGATTCGTTGATGATGATCATATTTCTGTTTTGACCTGACGCACTAATTTGGTGCATCAGCCTATCTTCGCTATCAACATGATTGCGTATGGCGTTATCTGCTCGTGCATACCCTAAAATTTCAGCAACATCTTTACCTAAAAAGAAGGGTTCTCCTTCCACTTCAATTTTCCTTACTGGTAATTCTTCAAAATTAAATGTTTGTAATGCTTGCATATTGTTTATGCTCCTTTCGTGTATAATTTAGTTATCAACCTAAGGAGGTGATATTGGTGTATATTGACCCTTTAAAAGATGTTCGTTTATCTATTAATAACGTAATTAGTAATGTTGAAATTTCTAAAAGTATGGCAATGAAACAGTCTTTAAAACTTAAGTACCAATTAGATATAATTAATAGAAACAACATAAATTTATTTTCTGACTTCAAAGTAGACTTTCATCTAAACAACTTAATTGAAATGAATTTTAATTTGCGTAATTCTTTTTCATCTCTAACATTTCAAAGAAATTTATTTTCTGAAGAAGCGATAAAATCTTTTAAGGAACTCTATAGGTTTGATGATGAAATAGTGCTTCAAGCTCAACAGACCATTAGAGATTTTTATATCAATCCAACTGCTGTCTCTACTTTGGCTGAAACCATCAATTCGACCTATCCAGTAAATGAGCAAGATACCTATAAAAGAAACGAGAAATTTGTCAATCGTATCAAAAATGATTTTCCACATCCTTTCAAAAGTTTTATCAGGTTCTCTAGTGGATTTGTGGCAAGTGTTGACACTCAAAACTTTGTAACAAACTATATAAACGAGAATGATTTACATATTCAAAACTCATTGATAGTCGCTATAGTTTGTTTATTTAGTTTTTTATCAACTTATTGTTCATATTTAAAAAAGTAGAGAACAAAACCACTAGTATGTCCGTAACATTGCTAAGCAAATTAGCTTTTAATTATCTAACACAAAAATTTAATCTAACTTAAATTCTTTTCCATCTATTAATCCATAAAAGTTATTTTTTAAATGCGGATGTCTTTCAAGCGTCATTTCAATAAAACGCGGGTCTATCATTAAGTCGTAGCCATCGTTGTATTGAATATTAACGGGTCGTCTATTACCTTCTTCGTCATAGTAGTAATAGATGACTTTTTTGTTTTGAGCTTGCATTTGTACGCCTCCTTTAAATTTTCTAATAGGAAAGTGAACGTCACTGATTCACTTTCCGCCACTCTGTTAAATCAGTAACTTTGTTATCACTTTCAACACCGTTAAGCTTGTCTAATGCTTTCACTACTTTTTGGAACTCTTTGATAGCACTTCGTAGCTTGTCAGTAATTTCATCTTCTACCATTTCCAAACCTGCGAATGCATCATCACTGTTCATGCTTAGATGTTTGTTGAAAAGATCTCGAGTGTATCTTATTTCTTTAAGTGATTTATCATAAGCTTCAATTTGTCCTGAAAGGTTATGATATTTTAGTTGTAGTTTTACTAATTTTAATGATTGGTCTTGCATTTGTTGTGCCTCCTTCAAGATGTTTGTTTTTCTTTTTCTTTAAATGCTAAAATAATTGATTTCTTCTTATCATTCATGAATACGAAATTTTCGTATTCATTGCCCAAAAAAATATCATCGTATTTAACATTAAAAGCTCTTATATATTTAGAAAGTAAACTGTCTTTAATATTAGTAGAGTCTTTTTCCATATTTTGAATTGTACGTGATGAGACCTTAAACAAATCCCCTAACTCTTCTTGAGTCAATCCGTAATCAGTCCTCAACTCTTTTAATGTTTTCATGTTGTCACCGCCTTTCGGTAACACTAATATAATACGAAATTTTCGTATTGTCAACATTAAATACGTTTTTTTCGTAAAAAACTTTACTATGATATGAAATTTTCGTATAATAAGAAAAAAGGAGGTAAGTAATATGAACAAAGAAAGAAATATTATCATAGCCAAAAACATTAGAAAATTTCTCAACGATTCAAATATGTCTCAAAAGAAACTTGCTGAACTCATTAACATAAAACCATCTACTTTAAGCGATTATTTAAATTTACGTTCCAACCCCTCTCATGGCGTTATACAAAGGATAGCTGATGTTTTCGAGGTTGGTAAAAGCGACATAGATACTACATACAAAGACGATAACGACATCACTTCCATATACAACAAACTCACACCTCCACGACAACAAAACGTACTTAACTATGCAAATGAACAATTAGAAGAACAGAATTCTAAAGGCGATAACATTGTTGATATTAATTCATATAAACAGGATAAAATTGCAGTTAACGTCAATGGCTGTGTCTCTGCGGGTGTGGGAGAACGCCTACACGGTGAAACATTGTTCACTGAAATGGTTAAAGCCCCTGTTCCTCCACATGATTTAGCATTAAAAGTTAATGGCGATTCTATGGAGCCTATGTTTAAAGATGGCGAAATCATATTTGTGGAGAAAACTCACAATATAAAGAATGGGCAAATAGGTATATTCATCATCGAAGAAGAGGCTTATGTTAAGAAAGTCTTCGTTGAGGATGACAGATTGACTTTAGTTTCACTGAATAAAGAATACCGCGACCTTCACTTTTATAGAAATGAAAGTGTGAGGTTGGTTGGAAAAGTTATTTTATAGTTAAAGGAGAAATGAGAATGAAAAGATTGTTGAGTTTATTATTAGCAAGTGCAGTAGTTTTAAGTGCATGTGGTAGCGATGATAATGAGAAAAAAGAAAAGAAAGAAAATAACGAAACAAAGAAAGAGAACAAAAAACTTAATAGTAACAATAAGGAAAAAGATGTTACAAAAACACCTGCAAATAACAACGTTGATAATAATCAAGTTAATGTTAATGAAAAGAATATACAGAAAATAAACTTTAATAACATTACGGACAGAAATACTTTAAAGTCAATTATTTATGGAAATTATAATGAATTAGACAAAATCAATGCATATAATAGCGCAGTAGCAAACGGTGTGATTCCGCAAGGTAATGTTATGGAGGGTCCAGCTATTGCAGCTTTCGAAAGTTCCTTAAGAGTTGAAAGTGGAGCAGAAAAATCAATATATTCGTCAGCCCCTGAAAAGAGAGATTACGATAATAATGGTGTATATCGTACTGAGCAAGAGCAAAAGGCTCATGAAAATTGGGTGAATGATCAAGTTGAGTGGGCAAACGCTTCAGAAGCTGAAAAAGAACAAATTCGTAAACGAGATGCTGAGAAATATGGATATGAATATAATCCAGATGATTATAAAGAGTAATAGTATCAATATGCAACTTTGATAAAAAGCCACTACTACGATATACGTTAAAAGGAGGTGAAATCATGTGGATTAAATACAAATTATTTAAACAGATGTCATACCCATAATAATTATTGATTTATCAAGTTTAAAAGTCATTATCTAATAAAACATACGAGGTTTAAAATGAAAAATAAGATTATTGTATTTATATTATTATTAACTTTAACAATTTCATATTCAACAAATTCTGCAATAGCTTTACAAGAGGAAAGTATCGATTCTATTGGATACGAAGATAACACAATCGATGATTCTACATTAGACAATATGCCTGATTACACTATAGAGGAAGAGGATGTAATACAACCTAGAGTTATAGGACCTCTTGTTAGATACGTAGTTAAAAATGGTATGACATTTTATAAAAGTATTAAATACGCACCAAAATTCCCTCGAAACTTTAAAGCAGTTAGTGGAAAGACCAAGCATCATAACGTGACAAATAAATCCTTACTAGCCAAACTTAGAAAGGTCGAAAAAGGGACATGGAAAAAAGTTTATAAAGATGGATACATTGGAAAGAAAAAAGTTTCAGTTCATTATTTCCAAAGCAAATCGGGTTTAGTCTTCGATGTAAAAACTAAGACAGGGTGGAGTAATAAATAATGTTAGTATTCGAGAACAAAGAACAAATTGAAAAATTCACTTTAATAACTATTCATGGATTATTTTATCAACTTAAACATGATCTTATTTCAATAGAAAATGCAGAACATATAATTTTCACACCCTATATTATGGATCAACTTTCTTCTTTAAACGTAAATTCAGAAATAATTGATTTAATTCATAAAGGTACTGAACTGGAAGATTTAGAGGCATTTGATTTATCTGTTAAAGAAGCTGTTTCGGAATTTTTAGATTCGACAGAAAAACTATTAAAAAAATATGAGGGTATAGAATTTAATGAAAAGGTACTGAAAGATTGGAATTTAGAAAGAAGTAATTAAGGAGTTATTAACACATTCAAATAAGGGTAGCCCTCCTACCCTTATTATTTTTTGCCGATTTTGAGGAGGAGAAGTAAAATGGCATCATTTACAATTAGAAAAAGAAAAAACAGAACAACAGTTACATGGCAATATGATGTTAAACATCCATCGTTCAAATCAGGAAAGAAAAGAAAGTCAGGATTCAAAACTAAAGCTGAGGCAACCAACGCTGCGCAACAACTGCTTAGAGATTTGGATGATGGAAATAATTTAGATGAAAATAAAAAATTTGAAGAGTATTACAATGATTGGTTAGATTCAAAAAACAAAAAACATGTCGCTTCACAACAATTCTATTGGTATCAACGTTCATTAAAATTATTTAACGAATATTTCGGGAGTGATTTTTTAATAAAGAACATCAAACGTTCCGAGTATCAAAAGTTTTTGAACGAATTCGGTCGAGGTCGTACAAATGAAACGGTTCGTAAATTAAACAGTTGTTTATCACAATGTTTCAGAGATGCAGTATATGAGGGCTATTTAAAGAAAGACCCTAGCTATCAAATAGATATTCGTGGTACAAAAAAATCAAAAGACGAATACTCTAAATTCATCACCATAGAACAATACTTGCAATTGATAGAATACTTTAAATCTAGAGACGAACCAAGTTATATCTTTTTATTCATCCTAGCTATCACTGGTGCAAGATACAGTGATGTAATTAATATGTTGCCTATCGATCTAAACGAAAAAGAGGGTACAATACATCTTCGTGGTACAAAAACAGTTAACGCAGACAGACTTGTGGAAGTACCCAAAAAGGATATACAACATATTAAAGCTAAATTATCAAAATTACCCAAACGTACAGATAATAAGTTATTTAAATTGAGTCATAATGCCGTTAAAAAGTCATTTAACCATGCTAAGAGCCAAATAGGACTAAATGATACTAAAATAACACCTTATTCATTAAGGCACACACATACATCTTTCCTACTTTCTAAAGGTATCCCTATTGAATATATAAGTAAAAGGTTAGGGCATTATAATATTTCTATAACTTTAGACACCTACTCTCACTTACTTGATGAACATAAAAAAGAGCAAGGTCAACGTGTCAGAAAATTATTTTCTTGA